GCCAGCATGTCGGTAAGCTGATCCTCGGTGATGTCATCCACCTTGAGATCCAGCTCCTTGCCAGACATCGCTTTGCGCACAAGGGGCATCAGCGAGTTTGGCACGAGCCCTCGAGTGAGAAACACTTGCATTCCAACGTTTCTCACGAGAGCGGTGTTGCCCGAAGGCACATCCAGCGCCACTCCCTGCCCGGACTTCTTCCACTGCGTCGCTGGCGTCGGCTTCGGCGTAGCTGAGGATGATGTTGCCGATGACGTTGCCTTGCTCGTTTGCTGCGTTGCCACGATTGGCCTCCTTGGACTCCTTGTGGCGTAACGATGTTACGGCGTAATGGCTACCGCAGTTTCGTTCTGGATGAAGTCGTACACCTTGCCGATCGGAGTAGCTTCCAGCGAAGGATAGCCCTTGCCGCTCGCACTGCTGATCCAGAACGAGCCATCGGACTGCTCACCTTCCAGCGAACCATCCGCCTTGGCCCGATAGATCAAGCAGTGGAAGTCGCCACCGTTGTCGTTGATGGACTGACCCTCGATCTTGAAGTAGGGCCGTGCATCGGTGGCAGCCTTGCTGTACGTCTTCTTGATGGCCGGAGTGGTGCCAGTGCTGGTCACCGTGCCACCTGCCATTACGGCATAGGCTTCCAGACTGATACCGCCAGCCTCCAAAGACCACTCCACACGAGGACCGCTGCCGTGACTGGCAACCAATGAGTCATCCCCACGAAGGTCTTCGAAGTCCTCCGCCTCAGAGAAGCTAAGGGTTCGGCTGACTGGCAGGTCAACAGGCGTGCCAGGGGTTGCGCCGTTAGCGCCGAGTGGCGTCAGTCTGACGTCACGAAGACCGAACGGCAATGCTTGGCCGAGAGGCATTTCTTCCCTCCTCCTCTACCTTGGGCTCCGAGAACCTAAGTGTCTCAATGAGCTCTCCGGTATGAATGTTGAAACGGTGTAGTACCACGACTCCGGGTTGCTTCCCGCACCACCGAGAACGGCAAGGTACTTCGATTACTCCGTTGCCTTCGCCGAGGATGATGCCGTGCAGGATGCTGGAGTCGCAGCGTAATTCCATCAGCCTTCTTCGTCAGTGGCTGCTGGCTCTTCAACCTTGGCAGCAGCTTCCGCAGCAGCGTCCTGCGCTTCCTGTTCCATCTTGGCTTGCGCCGCTGCAAACTCAGCCTCCTTGGCCGCCTTCTCAGCCGCTTCCTTCTCCATGCGTGCGGCCTCCCGTTCGCTGATTTCTTGCCAGTCAGCGGCCTCGTACTCGTTGAGCCACGCAGCCACAGCGTCGGTGACCTCGATCACGTCGCCTTGGTTAGCAGCGATGTCCTTGGACTTGACATCGTGTTTGGCAAAGTCAGCGCTGCTGATCTCTCGCCTGCCAAATCCACGGTACCGCATCTGCTTCATGCTGTCCTCCCATGCAAACGGTAGGAAGAATATCGGACGATGGTTCCTTGGTCGGGGTCGGAGAGTTCAGGACTGTCGCCCTGCCACGTTGCAGCGATGGCCTCGTTGACCTGCCCTGCAATGGCGTTGCGCAACACTTCCAGCGTTGCGTCGATGCGCTTGTAGGAGCCAGGTTCATCATGGACCCAAATCGCTGCATCTTGGCTCACAACGTAAGGCTTGTCTGACTCGCTGAACGCTGCAAAGTTGCTGCCAAGCATGACCACCACGAACGGCCTGACAGACTCCCTGCCTTCCATTGAGCCAGCAGCGAACACCGATGTAGCAGGCATCAGCGCAAGGAATCCAACGTTGGTTGTGATCCTTGTGTAGAGCCAAGATCGCCAGTTCACCGTGAAGCCATCTTCGTGAGCAGCTTTCCAACATCCTTCATGATGCGCTTACCTTCCGACTGGATCGTCGGAGTAATGATAGCGAACTGCCCGTCATGCTTGACCTCAAGCCAAACGCCATACGGCATCGTGTGATACGCCACGATCCCATGTGCACCGCTGTGCTTGTAAGCCTTGGCGAACAACCCTTGTCGTGCATTGCCAGTGCGGTCGGTCCAAGGAGCCTTCGTTCGCATGTAGTCCTGCACCTTGGTCTCGTTGTACTCCATGAACAAGCCCAGCGCTGCATCCAGCTTGGTTGAGAAAGTAGCCAACCCCGGAGTCAGCGTATCGCTAGTCCACACAACGTTCCTAGGCACGTTCGACCACCTCCGCCTGCACACGCCACTCCGGCAGACGAGTGACCCACAACACTTCGTGCGGAAGGCCGTCGTACAAGAACGTGTCGTAACGCTGCACGTCAAAGTCCGGCATGGCAATCAACACCGATGTAGGAATCACAAGCGCACCATCGCTGGTCATGCGCTGCGTAGTGTCTGCGATACGACCCTGCGCCACCTTCCGGCATTGCTGCGGAGAGAGCGGCGTTGGGCCGGTTTTTGTCCAGCCTCCTTGCCCGTCAGCAGTTTTCGAGGAACGAGTAAACGTGATCATGACCGGACGCTCATCGATGAACATCTGCGTTGCTGCCAGGTGTTCAGCAGTATTGAGCGCCATTAGCTTCTCACGATCTTTCGCACCTTGACACGACCGACGCCGGGATCAGCAGCGCTGGCTACTCTGCTGCGCCAGTACAGCGCTTGCGCCGATGCGTTTTTGTAGATGTCACTGAACTTGTGGCTGGCTCCGGCCTCAGTGACGTCAACCGAAGTAACGAAGCTAGCAGCCTTGGTCTCCCAGATGTTGGCAATGGTACCGTCGGTCCCGTCCGCATCGATCATCTCCGCAAGCAGCTCATCGGAGTAATTTACATCCGTGAGCTCTGCCGCCATCCTGCGAACAAAAGCGATCTCGGCTTCCGTTGCCATGTCCGGTTATCCCTCGTCCGCTGCTTCGTCGTCCGCTTCCAGACGCACGATCATGTCGGCCTTGTTCCCCGACGTAGAAAGGCCTCTGCGCCGAAGTTCCTCCTTGAGCCGATCGTTGCTGGCATCGGCGTAGTCATCCGGCCCTAGCGTTGCACCGTTGCCTTCCTCTTCGGTCTGCACCGATGCAAGCGTGTTCTCGTCGCCTGTGTACTCGACTTCGTCGAGTGACGCAGCCTCGGTGTTCTGTGGCTCCTCTTCGCCGAAGTACTCCACTTCCTGCTCCGGCGTAAGGAGACCACGAACCCGCACGTACTCCAGGTCGTCGTCGGACAGTGTGCTCAGGTCACTGATGTCAACCTTGCGGCTCACCGGATCCCCCTCACACGTAGGCGGTCGGGATAGTGTAGGTGCCCGAGGCAGTGACCTGCATCACGATGCCTGCGCCACGGTGCCGAACGCCAGTCCCGAAGCCACGGTTGTAGAAGGAGTCGATCAACGGGTAGTCCGGAGTGCGGCCCTTGACGAGACGCAAGCCTCGCAGCGCTGCGTTCTGGTGCTCCCGAATGCCGACAGGGTTGGTTGCGCTGTTGTCGCCACCAGTGGCAAAGCCGAGAACGTAGCCCGGAGGCATGTAGTCCTCTTCGACAACGAGCCAAGGGCCGTAACGACCAGCAACATCCAGGCCGTTGACCTGTGCCGGAACGCCTGCGCCCTGAGGAACAACGACACCGCCGGTGATGGTAGGTAGCAGCCAAGGTGCCTGACCTGCGCCAGCAATGAAGTCATAGCTTGCGCCAGTGGCAACCCTGAAGCCTCGCATCGTTGCAAGTTCGGTGCGGTTGACAAGCATGATCATGGTAGAGCCAGCCTGACGACCGTAACCGTGGTGCATCAGGTGGGTTTCCATGTCATCCATGTCGCCACTGTCAATCGTGGCAGCGCCGCTGGTGATGTAGTGCTGATGCGTCCCTGCGAACGTGTAGTTCTTGTACGGCGGCGGAACGGTGCCGTCGTTGTTGTAGAAAGGATACACAGCAACCGCAGTGTTGCGAATGCTGGTGGTCCTGTCGACGTTGTTGAAGATGCTCTTCAGGACCTTGTTGAACATCAGCCGGTTGTCGGCTTCCAGCACTTGGTTGCCGATGGCCTCGACCTGCGCCGCTGTCGCCTCAGCGAGGAACTTCCACGTGAAGCGTGCAGCGATGTCGTACCACTTGAAGTCGTAACCGATGCTGAAGAAGCCTCCACCACGGATACCCTTCGGCTCGCCGAACTCGGACGCCTCTTCAAAGTCGTCCATGGCAAGCTGCGGCACATCTTCGATCGGCGCAGACACGCTAAACGTCAGTGCGTTCATAAGCGTGCTGCGTCCGGCGTTCCATGCTCCGAGCGCCGCCTGGAACTCACGCCAGACTTCGTTGAGGTCTCGGCCATCGATGGTCTGCGTAAGGACGTCACCCTCGGTGTTCGTGCCACGATCGAATGCTGGCACCGATGCAGCGAAAGCGTTACGCAGGTCGAACGACGCAAGACTGATCTTGTCCTCAGGAACGATGAGACCACTCTTCAGTTGCTTCACGGCGTCACATCCACTTCCACGGTTACCGTGTTACCAACCCGGACAACAAGCCGAGTAGCCTCCACAGTGAATCCGATAGGGAGATGGGTTGCATCGGTGGCGTTGTCGTCAGTGACACCAGTGGTCGTAAGCGCTGTAACCATCTTGCCAGCGGCAACCGCTGCCATCTCAACAATTTCGCCAGCCGTCATCACGTCAACAATGTCGCCAGCCTTCATGTCCTTGGTTGTGACCAGAACACCGACGATGCCGGTCTGCCCAGCACCCGGAACGACACGGCCGTTGACATCCAGGCCAACGCCGAGCGGATTGCCAGTGCCTTGACCAGTGGTCTTAGCGAGATCCGCCGCAAGCGGAGCTCGGAAACCACCAGCCTTCGGCTCGTACTTATCGTACCTTGCCATTCGTCACCCCTTTCGGGAGATCGCTTGCCAGCAAAGGAATTTCTAAGCGTAGTCGGAGCGCTGCTCCTATGGCACCGACGCTATCGGCGCAAGGCAGGAAACTTCTTGGCCAAGGCTTCGTAATCAACCTTGGACGAGTCCTTCTTGCCGTTGTTGGCTCTGCCACTGGCTTCGCCACTACCCGCTCCGGCGCTACCGGAACCATCGCCATCAGCAGCGAGGTAAGGCTGCTCCTTCAGGAGTGCCTCCGCCTTCGCTTTGATGGCCTTGCCGTCAACCGAACCATCCTCCCCGACAGTGATGCCATCAAGGTCGATGAGCCGAAGGCCAGTTGCAGCGTTCTTGAACAGTGCTGCTGCGCCAGTGTCGTAGAAGGCCATCTTAATGGTTAGCTCGCCGAGCATCGCCTCAGCCTTCTCCGCCTTGGCCTTAAATTCATTGGCGTCCCGCACTGCCTTCTCGAGTTCGGACTTGTCCTTGTCCTCGAAGGCACGGAGCCGTTCTGCTAGCTGCTGATTGGAGGTCTCCTGCTCTCGCAGCTTCCTGCGCCACTCAGCAGCTTCATCGGAGAGCCGCTTCTTTTCGGGATCCTTAACATCGGTGCCACCGTTGTCGTCTGAGCCTGCGCCAGCGTCACCGCTCTGGTCATCCCCTGACCCAGCACCAGTGCCACTATCCCCACCCGTCCCTGACCCAGCGCCACCAGCATCGCCTCCGCTACCAGCACCAGTATCGGTGTCTGACGCCCAGGGAAAGGCAGAGTCGAACGCTGCACGCAGATCCCACGTCGTGAGAATGGGTCCTGCGCTGCTCTGGTCATTGTTTGCAAGCCTCAGAACCACCGAGCTCTCCTCCTTCGGGCGCTGCCCGATAGCGTCAGTATAACCACATTCACCGATGCCGCTGCAACTACAGAAGTCATCGGTGTAAGTCCTGGATCATCGGTGCTACACCTTCTTGACGAACTGCAAGCCTCGATCACCGGCGTAAGGAGTTACGTGCAAGAAGTCCCCGACCAGAATCACCGTAGGAATGCGCTCTGGAAAGGCTTCGCAGGTGAATACGCCACTGCGCCGAGCGCACACGTGGCAGATGCCAGCCAGGTTCAACTTCGGAGGAGTGCCATCCGCTGCCTCGCCCATCTACTTAATCACATCGCAGAAGAGTCGGTAGCGAAACCCGCCACCGTAGGAGATTTTCTCTACCTTGGTCACAACCATGCGTGTCCCCCTTGCCAGGAGCATCTCCTGCTCCCCCTTGTGCACACTGACGTCATTGACGTAACGACCCATGGAGCCAGCAGGAGTGTTGATGATCAACTGCACGTCGCCACTGAACACGCCTGCCTCCTTCACTGACGTAGACAGGAAGGCATCGTCCCACATCACTTTGCCAACCATCTCTTCAGGCTTGTCAGGCAGGTACTGGATCCCATTGAAGTTACGTGTCAGCGTAACGTCTACCGGGATGGGCCGCATCGTTGCGTCCAGGTCGTTGATCAGCTTGACCACGTTGCCGCCGCTGTATCCATACCCCGACGTGTCAGTGAGACCGCCACCACGCAGGTAAACATTGATGTCGTGGTACCCGCTGTTCGTGTAGTTGGAGATTGCCTTGCGTTGCGCCGATGTAAGCGTGCTCGTGTCAGCCCTGATCCAATCCAACATCTCCGTATCGCTGTGCCGCCTGAACGCAGTGCCGCTGGATGGGAATGTCCCACCGAAGACCTGCGGAGGAGGTGGGGGCGGAGGAGGTATGATCGGAACTTTCGTTCCGGCAGCAGGGATCTTCCACTTGTCATCGATGATCGCTTGGATGACAGGCTTCGGCGGCGCTCCCGGCTTGGCAGCGATCTCATCAACGGTGAGACCCTTGCTGCGTGCCTCGTAAACCTTGTCCTTCACTGCCTGGAAGCCTGACTCACTGGTCGGCTTCTCCACGTAGGCGTTCCAGGTGAACCCATCGTGGGTCTTCAGCAGGTCGTTCCAAACGACATCGTCGATCTGCGCAAACTCCACCTGGACCTTGGACTTGATCGCCAAGTATCCTTGCCCACCCTTGTTCATCTGCAAGATCTCGTCGATCTGTGCCTGCGTCAGTCCGGTCTTCTGTTGCAGGTTTACGTCGTTGACAAACTTGTTCTTGACTGGTTGGTTGACAAGGATGTTCGGCACTGCCGCAGGCTTTGCAGCGATGGCATCCTGCACCTTCTTGATGTCGGCCTCAAGCTTGGGTAGAACTTTACTGTTGAAGTCGTTGACAGCCTTGATTGCCGTCTTATGTGCGTCCACCAATTTTTGGAACGCTGCCTCATCCCACTTAGGATCCCCCTCCCATTTTTCAATGTAGTCCAGCCGAGCCTGCTTGGCTTCGTTTTTTGCTACCTGTAGTGAGAAGCCTTGGTCGTTTTTCATTTTCAACAGATCGTTGCCAAGCTTCTTCAGCGTTTCGGGATCCATCTGGCCAATGTGCGCCATTGCGGCGTTGAGGTCATCAACGTGCAGCGCTGCCTTCAACGACGACACGTCATCGATGTTAATGCCGAAGGAGCTGAACTCATTGGCAAGCCACTCGTTTGTCTTGCCTGCATTCATGTCCGAAATAAGGTCACCGATGACCTCATCGGCGTCAGCCGACGTCATCGGGAGTTTCGGATTGTTGTGCAGCAGCTTGTCATGGAGAGCGCTCTGCACCTTGTCAACCTCTTGCACCGATGGAAGGTCAACCTTCTCAACAAGTTTCGCTGCTGCCTTGGCTGCTTCCTTGGCTGGCCCTATCTTGCCTTCGATCTTCCACATGGCATGGAGCTCGTCAAACTCACCGGGCTCCAAATCCCAGACCGCAGAAATGATATCCTTGTGCTTACCCTTCTTCCACGCTTCCAAAATCTTGTCAAAATCATCATCGGTGTAACCAAGCTTCTCATTGAGCTTCGTTTTGATGCTCTTGGTTTGCGGCTCTGACAGTCCAGACTTGT